CAAGCCCGCAGCGCATGCAGCGCCCACACATGGGCGCTTTTTAAGTGTCTACCGCGCACGGGCCGACGCTACCATGAGAGGAAACGAAGCGATATACGCCGCCGTTTCCCGCATCGCCAACACCGTGGCCAGCATGCCGCTGCACCTGTACAAGGGGTATGAGCTGCAAACCGGGCATCCGCTGGAAGCGCTGGTGAGCCTTGCGCCAAACGTCAACTTTACGCCCTTCGGGTGGCTGCAAACCATGGAGGCGTTCAGGAACACCGAAGGCAACGCCTACGCGCTGATTGTGCCCGACAAGCTGGGCGCGCCGACGCGGCTTGACATCCTTGACCCCACGAAGGTGCGCCCGCAGCGCCACCCGGAAACGGGCGAAATGTGGTATTACATCACGCTGGACGACGGCAACAGCTACCCGCTGCCCGGCTGCCAGCTGATTGTGGTGCGCCACATGAGTGCCAACGGCGAGATCGGCATCCGCCCCATCGACGTGCTGCGCGGCACGCTGGACTATGACAAGCAGGTCAAGGAATTAAGCCTCGCGCAGCTGGACGGCGTGAACCACGGCGTTTTCCTGACCGTGCCCAATACCGGGCTGGGTGAGGAAGAACGCAATCAGGTGATTGACAGCTTTTTGGACGCCTATGAACGCAGCGGCCAGCGCGTGGTGATTCTGGAAGGCGGCCTGACGGCCACCACCTTCAGCCAAAACGCCATTGACGCGCAGGTGCTGGACGTGGAGCGCATCACCCGCAACCGGGTGGCGACGGTGTACAACATCCCGCCCCACCTGCTGGGCGACTATTCCGATACCAGCTTTTCCACCGCCGAGCAGCAGATGCAGGAATTTTTGCAGCTGACCATTATGCCCATCGTGGCGCAATGGGAGCAGGAACTCAACCGCAAGCTGCTGACCCCTGCCGATTTCCGCGCAGGCTACCGCTTCCGCTTCGACGTGGATGCACTGGCGCGCGCCGACACGGCGACCATGGCCGAGAAATTCCAGAAGGCCATCCGCGGCGGCTGGATGCGGCCCAACGAGGTGCGGCTGCGCGAGGGCCTGCCGCCCGACGACAACGGCGGCGAGCTTATGGCCAGCCGCGACCTGCTGCCGCTGCGCATCGCCATCAAAAACCCCGAACTGCTGCTGGCAGCCAAGACAAACCCAAGCGAGGGAGGAGGAAATAATCTTTGATTTTCTACAACTTCATGCGCAATGAGGCAGGCGGCGACGAACTGCACATTGACGGCGAGATCACCAGCGAGGACGGCGGCTGGTGGGGCGCGTCCGGCCAGATCGTGGCGCGGCGCTTCCGGCAGCAGCTTGCCCGCTGCGGCGACGTGACCGTCTTCATCAATTCGCCGGGCGGCGACGTGTTTGCGGGCGCAGAAATTTACACGGCCCTGCGCGAGCACAAGGGCAAAGTAACCGTGAAAATTTCCGGCATCGCTGCCAGCGCCGCCAGCGTGATTGCCATGGCGGGCGACGAGGTGCTTATGTCCCCCGTGGCCTACATGATGATTCACGACCCGTGGACGTATGCCATGGGCAACGCGCGAGAAATGGAGCATCAGGCACAGGTGCTGCGCGAGATCGGCGAGGGCCTGATTGCAGCGTACACCACAAAGACCGGCAAGAGCCGGGACGAAATCGCCGACATGCTGGCCGCCGAAACCTACATGAACGCCGAACAGGCAGTGCGCGAAGGCTTTGCGGACGGCATCCTGTACGAAGAAGCACAGGAACCGGCCCAGCAGCCGCAGCAGGCCATGATGATGCAGGCCCGCAGGTACGGCCCCGCGGCCATCTGCGCCATGGTGCGGGCTGCGGACGCCGCCCACGCCAAGCCTGCTGCCCAGAACCCCGACGCAAAACGCCGCGCGGAAATCGCGCAGCGCGCGCAGATCATTGCAGATTACTACATCGACATCAAAGAACGGGAGGAACAAAACCATGCCTAACACCACCATGAACAGCCTGCGCAACAGCATCACCGAAATGGGCGCGCGCATCCGCGAAGCGGCTTCCGCTTTGGCCGTGGCCGCGAACGATGAAAGCATTTCCATGGAGGAAGTGCAGCGTCAGCAGGCGGCCCTGCGCGCCATGAACGAGCGCATGAACGCCTTGCAGGCATCCTATAACGCCCAGTTTGGCGAGAACGCGGGCACGCTGCCCACGCCGCCCGCCATGAGCGCGAGCGACGAACGCAGCCTGCGCGACATGCTCAAGAGTAATGAATACGCCCGCGCCTTTGCGCGCGCCATCCGCACCGGTATGCGTCCGGGCCGCGGTCCCAGCGGCGAGCAGGACAAAATCCTCTTTGACGCGCTGACCATCGCGGGCGGCACCACCGCGGGCGAAGACGGCGGCTTCCTTGTGCCGGAGGACATCGACCACAACATCCGCGAGCTGCGCCGCGAACTCAGCCCGCTGGCCGACCTGTTCAACAACGAGAGCGTTTCCAGCAACAGCGGCTGGCGTGTGGTAGACACCGCACCCACCACGGGCATGACCGCGCTGGCCAGCGAGGTGCCCACGGGCGGCATTGCCAAGGACGATCAGCCGAAGTTTGCCAAGGTGACGTACAGCCTGAAGACCTACGGCCTGATTGTGCCTGTTTCCAACGAGCTGGCCAACGATGAGGTGGCTAACCTGTTCGGCTATCTTTCCCGCTGGTTTGCCAAGAAGCAGATTCTGACCGAGAACCTGCTGCTCAAGGCGGAGCTGGAAGCCCTGACGGCGGGCGCGATCACGTCCACCGACGACCCCATCGCCAGCCTGAAGGCGACGCTGAACAAAGAGCTTGACCCGGCGATCAGCGCCATGGCCGTCATTCTGACCAATCAGGACGGCTTTGACTACCTTGACCAGAAGAAGGACACGACCGGGCGCGGCCTTTTGCAGCCTGACCCCACCAATCCCACCAGCATGCTGTTCAAGGGCCGCCCGGTGAAGATGGTGGCCAACAGCCTGCTGCCCAACCGCGTTGTGACCACGACCGGCGCGACCAAGGGCGACTACCTGCCCCTTTATGTGGGCGACTTCAAGGAGTTTGCCACGCTGTTCACCCGCCAGCCGCTGGAAGTGACTTCTACGGACATCGGCGGCAACGCTTTCCATACGAACAGCATTGAGGTGCGCGGCATCACCCGTCTGGACGCCAGCACCTTCGACAGCAAGGCCGCCGTGCGCAAGGAAATCTTCATCGCTGCGTCCTAATCTGCAACCCCTGCGGCGTGTTCCGGCGCGCCGCAGGGCTACCCGAAAGGAAGGTGATTCAATGGCAGTTATTCGAGATAACAGCCAGCAGACCACGGCCAACGTGATGATTGTACAAGGCGACGGCGAGCGCAAAACGGTGGCCACGGCGTCCTGCCATATCCGGCCCGGCAAGGGCATGAGCATCAACGTGGACATTCTGGACGATGCGGCAACCGCAGCGGAGAACGTCGCCGACGTGACGGACACCATCGCCGCCTACATCGGCGAGGAAGTGGCCAAGGCCGTGCAGCTGGGCATCCCCGTGGCGCTGCCCGCGGCAACCTAAAGGGGGCGGACATTATGCCAAGCATGGATATGGTGCGCCGCTTTGCAGGGGCTGACCCGGAAGGGGACGCACAGGTGCTTGGCCTGTGCCTGAAGGCGGCAGAAGAATGGTACGCCAAGGCGGGCGTTCCCCCGCAGGAAGGCGACCTATACGACTTTTGGGTGAGCAATCTGGCGGCATGGTTCTATGACAACCGCGGCGCAGGCGGCGAGGACGCCAAGGTGCCGCCCTACATCGTGGCCAGTGTTCACCAGCTGCGGCCCAAGAAAGGGGCGAAGACATGAAGGCAGGGGATTTGAAACACCGCATCACGCTGGAACGCCCCGTCGATACCACCGACGCGCGCGGCAACCGGCGCACCGTGTGGCAGCCCTTCGCCACCTGCATGGCGTCCATGGCCGACGTGAGCGGGCGCGACTTCTACGCCGCGCAAGCCTATCAGGCGCAGGACACCGTAACCTTCGGCATCCGCTGGCGCGACGCGCTGAACAAAGAGTGCCGCATCGACCACATGGGGCAGAAATACCAGATCGAGCAGATCAACCATTTGGGCTACAAGCGCGACTTTATGCACATCAAGGCGCGCCTGATTACGGGCGAAGGGAGGTAAGGGCATGCCCTTTGAAATTCGCGGAATGGAGGCCACCATCGCCCAGTTTAAGCAGCTGGCGGCAGGCAGCGAGGAAGCCGCCAAGCGCGCCGTGAAGGCCGGGGCCAAGGTGCTGGCGCAGCGTTTGCAGGAAAAAGCGCCCGTGGACATGGGCGAGCTGCGCGACAGCATCAAGCCGGGGCCGGTGAAGTACAGCGCCGCGGACGGCTACTACTGCGAAGTGAAGCCTGTGGGCAATCATACCGGCACGGGCGAGCCGCTGGCCAAGATCGGCAACGTGCTGGAATATGGCCGCAGCTATGGCACAACCAAGAAGGCCGGGCTGGGCTGGTTCCATCCCACGGTAAAGGCTGCGGAGGGCGAAGTGCTGGCCAAGATTCAGGCCGAATTTGAAAAGGCGCAAAAATAAGCATGGAAGAACTGTTTCAACGCACCCTGCTGGCGCTGGGCGTGCCGGTAAGCAAGCCCCCGGCTGGCGGCCAGCATGAAACCTATATCACCTTTAACGAGGTGCTGGGCGAATACGAAGCCCATGCCAGCAATCAGGCGCGGCGGCTGTACCACATGGTGCAGCTGCACGTTTTCAGCAAGCGGGACGACGGGACGCACCGCGCCCTGTTCTTCCGCGCCATTGACGCGCTGCGCGCCGCAGGCGTGCGCGTGCGTAGCTATGGCCCGGACGACTACGAAACCACGACGGGCTATCATCACATTGCAGCCACCTGCGAATGGGTGGAAAAGATCAATCAGGAGGTATGACATGGAAGGCTACTACTATGGCATTTTGGACGTGTACTATGCCATCATGAAGACGGAGGACACGGCGGCTGCCGCCCCGACCTATGAAGACCCTGCGGTGCTGGCGAAATCCATTGAAGTGACGATTACGCCCGCCTACCGCGAGGGCAAGCTGTACGCCAGCAACGCCACCGTGCGCGACAAAAAGAAGATCGACAGCTACGGCGTGAAGCTGAACGTGGACAAAATCCCCGCCGCCGTGCTGAACGCGATTCTGGGCCGCATCAAGGACAAGAACGGCGTGCAGATCATCAAGGGCGGCAACGAACCGGCCAAGCTGGCCATCGCCTTCGCGCTGACGCTGGACAACGGCGAGAAGGAACTCTGGTGGCTGTACAAGGGCCAGTTTGCTGAGCCGAGCGTCACCGGCAAGACCGACGCGGACAAGATCGACTACCAGACGCCCACCATCGAAGGCACCTTTATCCGCCGCGTATACGACGACGCGCTGGCTGCCGTGGTGGAAACCGGCGTCACCGGCGTGGGCGCGACCGTGGAAACCGGGTGGTTCACGGAAGTCTACGAGGAACAGAAGGAAACGGCCTAATGGCCGCCACAGCGGCCCTGTGCAAGCAGGGCCGCATTTTTATGCCATGATCGGAGGGCAAGCACATGGAGAACGGAACGCGCGGGCGCGATATGAGCGCCCCGGTGGAGTTTATCACCCTGAACGGCACGCAGTACAAGACCGTTTACAACAACCAGACCGCCCGCATCGCCGAGGACGTTTACGAACAGCAATATGGCAAGGACGTGGGCTACGGCGAGATTTTGAAGGGCATTGCCAAAGGAAAATACAGCGCTATCATGGCGCTTTTCTATGCCGCCATCATTTCGGGCGGCGCACAGCTTTCGTGGGAGGACTTCGACGCACAGTTTCATCTGGACAGCATCGAGGGCGTGCGGGAGATCATCGCCAGAGCGGTGCAGAAAACCCTGCCCGACGTGCCGGAGCAGGAGGACGCCGAAAACCCTTAACCAGCGCCCGCGCAGAGGGCGGCGCGTTTCCATGGGCGTGGCTGTATTTCCGCGCCCTTGACTGCGGCATGACCGCCGCAGACTTCTGGGCCGCCAGCCCGCGCGCCATCATGGCGCTGTACGACTGCGCAAAGCAGGCCCGCAAGACCCCGCAGGCCGCGCCTGCAAAGCGCAGCGGGCCGTCCAAGGAAGCGCCGCAGCGGCTTTCGCGGCTGCCCCATTAACCGCAAAAGCGTCTGCGCGGACGCTTTTCTTTTTACCCCAACACAGGCGCACAGGGAGGCGAGAACATGCCCGACGAAGGAATCGGAACCAAAGTAAGCGTTTTAGGCGATAAGGAATATAAGGCAGCGCTGGCGGACATCGGGCGGCAGCTGACCGTGCTGAACACCAACATGGCGGCCACGCAGAGCGCCTTCGACGATCAGGGCGACGCCATGGATGCGCTGCGTTCAAAATCCGCCAGCCTGCAATCCATCTATGAGGTACAGGCCCAGAAGGTCAAGCTCATCAGCGAGCAGCTGGAAAAGGCCAAACAGGACTACGGCGAAAACAGCAAGCAGGTGGATAACCTGCAAATTGCCCTGAACCGCGCGCAGACCGCCATGAACAAGACGGGCAGCGAGATCAGGGACACCGAGCGCAAGCTGGACGGCATGGAAAGCGCTTTGGACGACAGCGCCGACGCATCGGACGGGCTGAAAACGAGCGCCGACAAGGCCGCCACCGCCGTGGCCGACGAAGGCACGGCAGCCGACGACGCGGAGGAAAAGAACACCGCGCTGGGCGACGCCATGGGCAGCGTGGGCGAGATTGCAGGCGGCGCGCTGAAGGTAGCGCTGGAAGCCGCCGCCGCTGCCGTGGCCGCGCTGGCGACCGCCGCCGTGGCGGGCGGCAAGCACCTTTTGGAGCTGGGCGACGACTACCAGCAGGCCGTGGGCCAGCTGTCCGCCCAAACGGGCGCGACCGGCGACGAGCTAAACGAGCTGGGCAGCATCGCCGAGCAGGTGTACCGGGACAATTTCGGCGAGAGCCTGAACGACGTGGCCACATCCATGGCCACGGTGAAGACCAACACCGGCCTGATGGGCGACGAACTGAAGGCAGCGACGGAAAACAGCTATGCCCTGCGGGACACCTTCGGCATGGAGTTTGAAGAAAGCAGCCGCGCGGCTTCGGCCCTGATGAAGCGCTTCGGTCTGTCTGCGGACGAAGCCTATAACCTGATTGCCGTGGGCGCGCAAAAGGGCGCGAACCAGAACGGCGACCTGCTGGATGTTATCAGCGAATACGCGCCCAAGTATGCCGAAATGGGCCTGACCGCCGACCAGATGATGCAGACATTCATCAACGGCGCGGAAAACGGCGTTTTCCAGATCGACAAGGTGGGCGACGCGGTAAAGGAATTTTCCATTCGCGCCATCGACGGCAGCGACAGCACCAAGGAAGCCTTCAAGGCGCTGGGGCTGAACGCCACCTACATGGCCGCGGAAATCGCAGAGGGCGGCCCCGTGGCAGAAAACGCCTTCCGCGAGGTGGTGGCGGCGCTGATGAAGGTGGAAGACCCCATCAAGCGCAACACCATCGCCGTGGCGCTGTTCGGCACGCAGTACGAAGATTTGGGACAGGCGGCCCTGCCGATACTGGCGGGCATCACCGACACCAGCGACACCGCCGTGGACGCGCTTTCGCAGATCAACGAAGTCAAATACAACAACCTGTCCGACGCGCTGGGCGGCGTGAAACGGCAGATTGAAGGCGAGTTTATGCCGCTGGCCAAGACCATGAGCCAGACGGCCACCGACGCGCTGAACGACATCAGCACGGCCCTGTCTGACGGCTTCCAGCCTGAAGACATCCGCGTGATCGGCGAGAGCATCGCCACGGCGCTGATGGACGGCATCAGCCTGCTGGACACGCTGCTCAACGAGAACATGGGCATGGTCAACGAGGCGCTGGCCGCTGCCGTGGCCGTCGTGGTGGAAGCGCTGCCTGCGCTGGTGGACGCAATCCTGCCCGCAGCCATGGGGCTGCTGCAAAGCATCGTGGATGCGGTGACGGCCAACATCGAACCGCTGACGGCGCTGGCCGCCAGCATCGTCACCAACGTGGCAGCCTTCCTTGTGGAGAACACAACGGCGCTGATCGGCGCGGCGACATCGCTTGTGACCGGCCTTGTGGACGGCATCAGCGCAGCCCTGCCCCAGCTGCTGCCCGCAGCGGCCAGCATGGTGACGGAGCTTGTGACCGGGCTGGCGACATCCCTGCCGGACATTCTGGCATCGGGCACGGGGCTGATCGAAAACCTTGTGAACGGCATCAACGCCGCGCTGCCCACCCTGACGGCCGCGCTGCCGCAGATCGTGACCGCCATTCTGACGGCGCTGACGGAGGCGCTGCCGCAGATACTGACGCAGGGCACCGCCATTCTGACGAACCTGATAAGCGGCATCACGGGGGCCATTCCCGCGCTGACGGAAGCGCTGCCGCAGATCATCACGGCCATCATTACGGCATTGACGGAGGCGCTGCCGCAGATACTGACGCAGGGCGCGGCCATCCTGACCAGCCTGATAACCGGCCTTGTGGGGGCCATTCCCGACCTTGTGGCTGCGCTGCCGCAGATCGTGACCGCCATTTGGGACGGCATCACGGCCATTGACTGGGGCACGCTGGGCCTGAACCTGATACAGGGCCTTGTGGACGGCCTGACCGCCGCCGTGGCTTCCCTGCTGGAAAGCATCAAAAACGTGTTCGTCAGCATTTGGGACGCGATCAAGGGCGTGTTTGGCATCAACAGCCCCTCGACCGTGGCCGCGGAAGCGGGCGGCTTTATCCTTGACGGCCTGATTGCAGGCTTCGAGGAAGCCGTGACGGCAGCGTGCGAAGCGGTAAAGCGTATCTTCGGCAAAATTTGGGACGCCATCAAGTCTATTTTCGGCTTTGGCGGCGAGAGCGACGAAAGCAAGGAAGCCAAGGAAGCCGGGCAGGACATCATGGGCGGCATCAAAGACGGCATCACCGGCAGCGAAACCGACCTTGAAACCGCCGTAAAGAACGCCGCGCAGAAAGCCCTGACGAAATTCAAGACGGAATTTGGCGTAACGGAGGGCAACAGCACCAAAACAAAGCCCTACGGCGAAGGACTGGCCAAGGGCATCAACGACGGGCTTTCCGGCGTGACCGAAAGCACCTTTTCCACCGGCGCGGCCAATGTGTTCACCGCCGTGGGCGACGCCATCAATACGGCCTTCGGCGTGTCTGGCACGGGCTTTTTGGGCATGGGTGCAAACAGCGCCGAAAAGTTTAAGAGCATCGGCGAGGCCATCTGCAAGGCCATCGCGGACGGCATCAGCAGCAACAACAATAACACCGAAGCCGTCAAGACCGCCATCACCAGCATTGCCAACGCGGCCTATACGCAGGCCGTGGCCGAAATGGCCAGCGGCATCACGGGCGGCACCGATACCGTGAACGCCGCCGTGGACGAAGTGGCGGGTGCAGCACTGGACGCCGCCGAGAAAATCCTGAGCAAGACGGTGGGCACGGAGCTGGGCAAGAACTGGACAACCGGCGTCAAGACCGGCATCACCAACATGCGCAGCCAGCTGGTGAACACCACCACGCAGGTGATGAAGGCAGCGCACACTGCAGCCCGCGCGGCCATCAGCCAGCAGCTGGGCCAGAACGTGGGCCGCACCTTCGCCACCGGCGTGCGCGACGGCATCCAGAGCCAGCGCGGCCAAGTGACCGGCGCGGCATCCGGGCTGGGCAGCGCGGCGCTGTCCGCCCTGTGGGGTGCGATCGGCAGCGGCGGGAGCAAGTTTAACGCCATCGGCGCGGCAATCGCCAGCGGCGTGGCGCGCGGCATCCGCAACAATCAGAGCGTCATCACCAGCGCAGCCAAGAATGCGGCGCAGGCCGCCTACAACGCGGCCAAAAGCACGCTGAAGATTGCATCGCCTTCCAAGGTTATGGCCGAGATCGGCGAGCACTACGACGAAGGCTTTGCGCAGGGCATCGAGCGCGGCATGGCGGACGTGCTGGAAAGCGCGCGGGCGCTGTCTGCGCTGGCTGCCGACGAAACGCAGGGCGGCGCAGGCTTCACCAGCGTGCAGGCGCAGGGCCAGAGCATCGACTACGGCAGACTGGGCGACGCGGTGGCCGACAGCTTCCAGCGCCGCGGCATGGGCCGCACGGTGGTGCAGATGGACAAGCGCATCGTGGGCGAAAGCGTGGAACCCAGCGTCAGCCGGGCCACGCAGCAGCGGGCCAACAGAAGCGTGGCGGGCCGTTCGGCGCGCATGGTGCTGGCGTAAAGGGGCGAGAACATGAGATTAAACGAAATCAATTTCAGCTTTGACGGGCTGCATTGCCTGCGGGACTTCGGCTGTTTTTACGTCGAAAAGAGCGGCCACCCGGCAGCGCCTGCCAAGACGCCCAACGAGTACGAAATCGCGGGGCTGTCCGGCACGGTGCGCATGGAAGGCCAAACCTATGACCCGCTGAAATTTGCCGGTTCCCTGTACTTTACCACCGACCCGCCGACGCAGGCCGCCGCGCAGGAAATGCTGCGCAAGATCAGCGCGTGGCTGCTGGCCGGGCGCAGGCGGCTGATTTTCGATTATGAACCGACGCGCTTCTATCTGGCCGAGGTGACGGCATCCAGCAAGTGGAGCTATTCGGACTGGATGGAGGGCGGGCTGGACATCGGATTTGAAGCGCAGCCCTTTGCCTATAACGTGGATGAAAACACGGCAAGCAAGGCCACGACCGCCGCCAGCAACACGCTGACGCTGATTGCAACCACCGGCGAACCCGCGCCGCTGAAGGTGACGGTGAAGAACACCGGCACGGCGGCGATCACGGGCGTCACGGTGACGGCAGGCGGGAAAAAGGCCGAGCTGACCAAGGCGCTGAACATCGCAGCGGGCAGCAGTTTGACCATCGACATGGAGCCGCCCATCGGGGCGGTGTACGGCAACGGGGACAGCGCGCTGCCCTGCGC